CGTTATCGCTACTCCGACAGGCGGACAGTACGATTATGTTGCTGTTGCTTCGACTGTACAGACAGTCATAGATGGTGTCAATATAGAGAGGATAGATTTATCCTGGTTGATTGAATTAGGGCTTGCCTTTGTAATAGGTTCTGTTATAATAGTGATTACAAGATTTACTCCGTATTATGTAGTAGGTGGAATAATGCTTGCCTTTTCAGGTATAGCTGTATATGGTAGTATTTACTTCTTCAATAAGTTGATGTTAGTAGATGTAACCTGGATACTAGTTACTATAATGTTTGTTGGTTTACATAGTATATTCAACAGATTCATATTAGAGTTTAGATTAAAACAACAGATAAGAAAACAATTCGAATCATACTTGGATCCTAGACAAGTGGCAATACTTCAAAAGGACCCTAGTAAATTAAAATTAGGTGGTGAAAGACGAGAAATGAGTTTCTTGTTTATGGATATTGTAGGCTTTACACCTATATCCGAATACTACAAAAACAATGATGACCCCGAAGGATTAGTAGGAGTTATAAACGATTATTTAAATAGAATGAGTAAGATAGTTATGGATAATGGTGGTACAATTGATAAGTATATGGGCGATTGCATAATGGCATTCTGGAACGCACCCCTTGACTGTCCTAACCATGCCGAGATGGCTGTTAAGACAAGTGTAGAATGTGCTAAAGAAACTGTAAAGATTAAAGAAGAATTTAAACAAAAAGGATTACCAGAGATTAATATAGGTTCAGGTGTTAACACAGGAACTTGTATTGTCGGTAACATGGGTAGTGACATGAGGTTTGACTATTCAGTTATCGGTGACGCAGTAAATCTGGCCGCTAGGTTAGAAGCTGCAACACGAAATTACAAAGAGAAAGACGGTAATATCGTGGCTACATTATATTCATCTTATACAATGGAACAATTGAAAGACATTAAGTCAATAGAAGTAGATAAAATAAAAGTAAAAGGAAAAGATGAACTTATTACAATCTATAAACCAATTAACGAAGAAGGAGGCGCTGTAGTATCTAACTAACATTTTTCTAATAAACTGGAGGGACAATTTGAGTAAATTGCAACAACGAAAGTTATATAAAGTATTGAAAAAGAGAACATTACAAGACCATAGAACTAGATTATACCTTATATTCAAAGAGTGGATTGAAATTAGAAAACAAAAAGATAGGAGGAAAAGACGGACACAAAAGAAGTTATATAAAATTCAAAGAAGTCGTGAATTAGGTCTCCGTACAGCAGCGTAATAACATAAATAATATTATACGGTCAATATAGAAAACAGGTAACTCCAATTTTGTTACCATCAAGTCAGTAAATTGAGACCGTTTATTTCGTCCTTAACAGGATTGTATTAACGCATAAGAGAGAAAATTCCATGGCAGAGAACGGTTTAACAGACCTGAAGGTAGAACTTGCAGGTGTAAAAAAAGAAATAGAGAATGTGAATTCACTAAACGGCCGTATAGATAACGCCATTGAAAAGTTAACAGATGTATCAACATCTATCAAACAAATGTTAGCTGTACATGAAGAAAAAATACAAAGACAAGAACAAATAGACGAAATTATCTTTGACAAATTAAAAGAAAGAGCTGGTGAGATAGACCAGGTACATACAGAATTATCAAAAGAATTAAGTCAACTAGAGAAAAGATTACTAGTTGAAATAAAAACAATCAAACTAGACTTCGGTGCCAGAGTAGGTATGTTAGAAAAATACAGATGGTTAATATTAGGTGGTGCGATTGTTATAGGGTGGATACTATCTACCAACTTTAAAACTATTATTGAAATGATGTCCTAATCCACGCTTGCCTTTTAGGCGGATTAGTATATAATGTGAGTTGCTATGTCGAGTTATATTGATTTAAAATTTATTAATGACCTACAATCTAGGCTAAATCTGTTTAAAAAGAAAGGTGATTACCTTTTTAATTTCAGATGTCCTCATTGTGGTGATTCTCAAAAAAACAAAACCAAGGCCAGAGGTTTTTTCTATCGTGTCAAAAACGATATGTTTTTTAAGTGTCACAATTGTGGCACAGGTCAATCACTAGCAAATTTCATAAAGTTTATTGACCCTAAACTATATGACCAATATTTGTTAGAACGCTACAAACGCTCGGCTCCTTCGACCCCTAAGCCGACATTTACGAACTTCAAGCCTGTGTTTGAAGATACACATATATTAGAAAATTATAAGAGAATAGATGAATTAGAAGAAACACATCCAGCAAGACAGTATGTACAAGACAGAATGATACCTAAAAATCATTTTGATAAGTTTTATCTTGTGGATAAATTTTATGAATTAGTTAAGAAAGTAAAAAAAGATATTACAATTAAGAATGACCATCCTAGATTGGTGATTCCTTTTTATGATACGACAGGTAAGATATTTGCGTTTCAAGGCCGTGCATTTGGCAATGAACAACCAAAGTATGTTACAATTAAGTTAGACGAAAACAAAAGAAAGATTTACGGCTTAGAAAGAGTTAATCTGACCCAGCATATCAACATAGTTGAGGGTCCGATTGACTCTTTATTTGTCGATAACTCATTAGCAATGGGTGGTGCTGATATGTTTTTTGATAGAGTACCATCTGAACAAGTGACATACATATTTGATAACGAACCTAGAAATAAAGAAATTGTAAAAAGAATGTATGATGTTATAAACAAAGGTTACAACTTGGTAGTGTGGCCAGATGATATGCGACATAAAGACATTAACGACATGGTCATTGGGAACATTGCCATTTCGGAAATAAATGATATAATAAATAAAAACACTTGTTCAAAGTTAGAGGCGTTAACCCGATTAAACAACTGGAAAAAGATTTAAGGAGAAATAATAGATGACAAATGAAGCGATACTAGTACAAAAAAGAAATGGTCGAGGTAAAGAGCCGCTTAACATTGATAAGATACATGAAATGGTTGAATATGCTTGTGAAGATATTGCAGGTGTTTCATCATCTCAGGTTGAGATGAACTCAGGTTTACAATTTTATGATGGTATTACAACAGACGAAATTCAACAGATACTAGTACGGTCAGCTTCAGATTTAATTTCTTTAGATTCTCCTAATTATCAGTTTGTAGCTGCTAGACTTCTTTTATTCTCACTACGAAAACAAGTTATTGGTAAATTGTGGGACCACCCTAAACTTTTTGAACATACAGAAAAAGGTATTAAGTTAGGTGTGTATGATGAAAATATTTTAAAATGGTATTCTAAAGCAGAATTCGATAGAATGGAAGGCTGGTTAGACCACGGCCGAGATTATGATTTCACTTATGCAGGTTTGCGTCAAGTGATTGACAAATACCTTGTACAAGACAGAAGCAATGGTATGGTTTTTGAAACACCTCAAATGATGTATATGTTAATTGCGGCTACCATTTTCAAAGACTATAAAAACGGAAAGAGAATGACATATGTTAAAAAATATTATGACGCTATTTCGAAGTTTAAAATCAATATTCCCACACCGGTTATGGCAGGTGTTAGAACACCTATTAGGCAGTACGCTAGTTGTGTTTTGGTTGATGTTGATGATACTCTTCCATCTATTTTCAGTAGTGATATGGCTATTGGCAATTATGTTGCACAAAGGGCTGGTATTGGTATTAATGCCGGCAGAATTCGAGGAATCAATTCCAGAATTAGAGGCGGTGAAGTCCAGCACACAGGAGTTATACCTTTCCTCAAAAAGTTTGAGGCAACGGTCAAGTGCTGTACTCAAAACGGTGTTCGTGGAGGGAGTGCAACGGTTCACTTCCCTATTTGGCACAAAGAAATAGAAGACATTATTGTTTTAAAGAACAATAAAGGAACTGAGGATAACAGAGTTAGAAAATTAGATTACTCAATTCAGTTATCTAAATTATTTTATGAAAGGTTTATTAATAATGAAGACATCACCTTGTTCAGCCCACACGAAGTGCCAGAATTGTACGAAGCATGGGGTACTGAAGGATTTGACGAAGTATATAAAACTGCCGAAAGAAAAACAAGTGTTTCAAAAACAAAAGTCAACGCACAAACACTTATTATGGACATGCTCAAAGAAAGAGCAGAAACAGGCCGTATCTATATAATGAACATTGACCATTGTAATACTCACTCTAGTTTTAAAGATAGAGTTACAATGTCAAATCTATGCCAAGAAATTACATTACCAACTGACCCTATTCAACATATTGATGGTGCAGGTGAGATTGCTTTATGTATTTTAAGTGCAATCAATGTTGGTAAAATTAATAATGTTGAAGAACTAGAACCATTATGTGAACTTGCAGTAAGAAGTTTAGATGAAATTATTGACCATCAACTTTATCCTGTTAAGGCTGCCGAGATTTCTACTAAAGCTAGAAGAAGTTTAGGTATTGGTTATATTGGTCTTGCACATTATATCGCAAAGAATAAAGTAAAGTATTCAGACAAACAAGCATGGAAGTTAGTAGATGAACTAACAGAAGCATTCCAATTCTATCTATTAAAACATTCAAATGTTCTTGCTACAGAAAAAGGTAAGAATGAATTTTTTGATAGAACAAAATATTCAGATGGTATCCTCCCGATTGATACTTACAAACCCGAAGTAGATGAACTCGTTAAACGAAAACTCACTTACGATTGGGAATGGTTAAGGACTCAAATCAAAAAAAATGGGCTGCGACATAGCACACTTTCAGCTCAAATGCCATCTGAATCCTCTAGTGTGGTTTCCAATGCCACTAACGGCATTGAACCACCAAGAGATTATTTAAGTATTAAGAAGTCTAAAAAAGGAACTCTTAAACAAATCGTGCCAATGTATTCTACATTAAAGAATAATTATACTTTATTATGGGATATGGAAGACAATCAAGGATATATAAATATCGTTGCAGTAATGCAAAAGTATTTTGACCAAGCTATATCTGGCAACTGGTCATATAATCCTGAAAATTACGAAGACAATCAAGTACCTGTATCTGTAATGGCTCAAGACTTATTGAACACATACAAATACGGTTGGAAGACTTCTTATTATCAGAATACATATGACGCTAAGAAAGATATAGACGAACCTACACATAGTATAGGTTGGAAAGACGAAGTAAAAGAAGATAAACCATTGCAAAATTACGGCTCTGAAATTTTAAGTAATAAATTAGAAGACGAAGATTGCGATAGCTGTACAATATAGAAAGGTAACTTATGGCATATTTGTGTGTCAATACACCTCACATTGATGTGTATGTTAAGAAAGAGTATCTATATGATGGTAACAAAGGTCACGGCGAATTAGTCGAAGGCGTTTGGGTAACAGCAAAATCAATTCAAGGTAGAGCACTTTACTTTGAAACTTATATACCAGAGTATGGTGCTCTGTATGATAAGTTACCAATAAGTGCATTTGTATGGAAGAAAGATATAAAGGAGGATGTCCCTTTAACAGAATTGCAGTTATGGGATTGTTTTAGTTATGATATTACAATTATCGAAAAACAAATGCTTTCAGGCAACCAATGTAAGTATTTGTCACCAAATAAAAAATGGTACAAGGGTTGGTATATGTTTACAATTGATAATGCGAACAGTACGAACTTGGAAAGAAATGTGACTTATAGTGAAGTACCGTCACAACATAAGTCATTTAACATTTTGAAATTAGAGAATGGTTATTTTGCGGCTCAACCGAACAACAGAGTAATATTTTATGATAAGAGTTATACACCTAGTGAGTTGAAGTTTCCAGACTTCAATGTGTCCACGCAGGAGTATAGTGTAGAATGTGAACAAAAGTGGACAGCTGGTGATGACGACAAGTTTTTTTATGATTTAGAGGAGAGAAAAGAATAATGGCAAAGAATGTATTTAATAGAACAAAGGATTTAGAGGTAACCAAACAACCTATGTTTTTTGGTGAAGACCTACAAGTCCAACAATATAGTGATATGAAGTATCCTATATTTGATAAACTAAACCAGCAACAACTAGGTTATTTCTGGAGACCTGAAGAAGTATCATTGCAGAAAGATAGAAACGACTATCTAAACTTAAATGAACAACAGAAATTTATATTTACATCTAACTTAAAGTATCAAACTATGTTAGATAGTGTACAAGGTAGAGGTCCGTGTTTGGCATTTTTACCTTTTGTGTCTAATCCTGAATTAGAGGGTTGTATTATTACATGGGATTTCATGGAAACAATCCATAGTAGAAGTTATACATACATCATTAAGAATTTATATTCTAATCCAAATGAAGTATTTGATACTATTATACATGATGAAAAGATTGAAGCTAGAAGTGCCTCGGTCACAAAAGCATATGATGAATTAATTGATATGGGTTACAAATGGCACCTTAATAAAGATAAGGTTGACCTTTACGAACTTAAAAAGAAAATGTATCTTGCTATGTGTACAGTAAACATACTAGAAGGATTAAGATTCTATGTATCGTTTGCTTGTAGCTTTGCATTTGGTGAACTTAAAATGTTAGAAGGTTCTGCTAAGATTATTTCATTTATTGCAAGAGATGAAAGTCAACACCTTGCAATGTCACAAACTATCATTAACAACTGGCATGACCGTAATGATGATAAAGATATGTTAAAGATTAGAAAAGAATGTGAGAAAGACCTATATAAGATGTATGATGACGCATTGACAGAGGAGAAAAGGTGGGCAACATATCTATTTTCCAAAGGAAGTATGATTGGATTATCCGAAAAACTGTTACACCAGTTTGTAGAATATATGGCCAATCGAAGAATGAAGGCAATAGGCCTAACACCACAATACGACCAAAAAACAAATCCACTTCCGTGGGTAGACCATTGGCTGAATTCAAAGGGTACACAAAATGCACCACAAGAAACAGAGATTGAATCATATGTTATTGGTGGTATCAAACAAGATGTTAAGAAGGATCAATTTAAGACATTTAAATTATAATGGCTGAGAAAAGACAAAAAAACTGTTCGTCCTGCGAAACTAAATATACCGTAGTATGGGATATTGAGGAACAAGATTTAGAACCTCTAACTTGCCCATTTTGTGGATATGAGGTTGAAAATGAAGAAGAAGAAGAACTTTGGACAAACAATGACGACAGTAACGAAGACGATAATTGGAATTGATTATAGTTTAACAAGTCCTGCTATCTGTGTAAATATAGATGGTGACGCAGGTTTAATGTTTTATTATTTGACTTCTAAAAAAAAATATATAGGAATGATGAGTGAGGAGATAGTAGGTTATGAACATAAAGAATGGAAAGACCCGATTGAACGATTTAAATATATATCTGACTTTGCATTGGATATTATTTCTCCACTCATTAACCCTTTGGTATATATTGAGGGTTACTCCTATGGTTCGAAAGGTCAAGGCATATTTCAAATTGCCGAGAACTGTGGAATCCTCAAGTACAGATTACAAGAAGAACAAATCCCTTATGATACAGTTGTCCCGAGTGTGGTTAAAAAAGGCGCTACGGGAAAAGGAAATGCGGACAAAGAAATGATGTATAACGCAT